AAAATCGGGATGTAGCGCAGTTGGTAGCGCACTACGTTCGGGACGTAGGGGTCGGGCGTTCGAGTCGCCTCATCCCGACTTTTGAAACCTTGCAGCAAGAATAAGTGGTTGAAACTCAGCCACTTATTTGCCTTTAATAAGGCGTTTGTTGTAGGTCGGTCGGACAGATATCGGACAGTGTCGTTCGAATTGATTTTGCGAATAATCACGAAAAAAACCCATATAAAATAAAGATATGGGTAAAAAAAATAATTTTTCTCAGCAAGATCCCGCACATGCAGAAATAAAGGGATATTCCGACCCCAGGCTTGTTCAGGGGAAGGAGACGTTCGTATGCTTCTACGCATTTGATCCCGTTTCAGGGAAACGGAAACGAAAGAAGTACATGCTGGACCACTGCAGGTCGAGACAGGAGATGAAGAGGACGGCCAGGGATATGATGAAGAACCTGAGCCGCAAGCTGGAGTCTGGATGGAACCCATGGGTGGAGAACAGCGACAGTCTCAGCTATACCCTCTTCAGCCGAGTAGCAGACCTGTACCACGACTACCTCTATAAGCGGTTGAATGACCGAAGCCTACGTGAAGATTCGGTAGTAAGTTACATTTCCTACCTGAAGATCTTCCGGGAATGGGTGGAGGGAAGGGGTGAGGTTACCTACATGTTCCAGCTCGACCACCTGGTCATCTCCAAGTTCCTCGACTACGTTTATGTAGAGAGGAACAACACCTTCGTTACCAGGAACAACTATCTGGGGTGGCTCAGGAGCTTCAGTACCTACCTGCTGGAGAGAGGCTATCTCTCTCAGGATCCTTGCGCCAGATTCTCCAACATCAAGATCAAGGGATATACCAAGGAGCGCACTGTCATTCCAGACCATGTCATGGTGCAGATCAGGGAGTACCTGAACACCCATAACCGGCACTACCTGTTGGCATGCTACCTAACTCATTATATGTGTATCCGACCTAAGGAACTCTCGCGCATGCGCGTGGGCGATATAAATATAGGTGCGTGCACCATCACGCTTCACGAGGACCAGACCAAGAATCACGATGCAGTGACCATCACCATGCCTCAGAAGGTGGCCAGACTGATGATAGACCTTGACATATTCAAGGCCTACAGCAGCAGCTACCTTTTCAGTGACGGCTTCCGTCCTGGAGAGAAGCAACATTCAGAGAAGCATTTCCGAGACTACTGGGGAAAGCATCTACGTAAAGACTTAGGATTCTCGAGCAAGTTCGTGTACTACAGCCTGAAGGACACGGGTATCACGAACATGCTTAGGAAAGGCGTTGATGCCATCAGCGTTCGCGATCAGGCTAGACATAGCTCATTAGCGGTCACCAACACCTACACGCCACTCGACCTGAAGGCAGCGAATCCCTTGATGCTGACTTATGACGGAGTTTTTTGATTTAATCTATGATTTCATAGAAGTATCCGGTCTTTACCTGGTCAATGCCTGACTCACTGACAGCCATGTCTATCTTTGAGCACAAGTATCTCTTGTTGCGACAGAGATAGATCTTCTTCGGGTCAGGCTTACCGTTGAAAAGGAAACGGATGCATATCTCATTGTTTCCATTGACGTTTTGTCGGATTTTGATTCCCCTGTTATGGAATGAGCCTATGCATTTCAGTCTGTCAACAGGATTCAGACCCAGACTATTGTGAGCCACACCTGCATATAGCGAGGCATACGTATAGTTGGTGTATGCTATCGGTTGGTCAAAGGCCGTGAGGTCTGGGCCTGTCCCTCGATCATCCGCTCTCTCCGGGTTTGGAGCAGTTGCTAAGATGCCTGCGACGAAGAATATCTCCATCGGCACATCCTCGCTGGTATTGTCAGGAAGAGACTCGCCATCTTCCATAACATCCTGCACGGTGACATATGTCACGCTTGCCTTATCCTCCTTTTCCACATCGGTATACAAGACTTGTTCTTGAGTGATTGGACAGTCAACATTCATCTCCAGGCTGTTGTATTTCCAAGGCTGCCCACCAAGAGATCTCCATAAACCGCCTGGATCTCCGGTATAGAGACTTGCGTTGGTAAGGAATAAGGCTTGCCCTCTGCATTCCTGGTATTTGACGGCTACTGGAACAATGTTCAGATCTACAGTCGAACCACCTTCCTGTCTCACCAGAGGAGAGAAGCAGCCGCAGTCTCTGAGCAGATAGCTGACTGTCTCATCATCCCTGATCACAGGGATGCCATAATAGAACCCCGTTGGGCAATGGAAGAACGATGTCAGCTTCTCCTGCTCAGTCATGGCGCCGAATGCATCGTACAGGTCAGTGATCGAATCATACTCCTTCACACCGAATGCCCGACGCACATCCTGTGGAATATTCTCGTAATCACGGTCATTGTCCGTCATCTTATACTCTAGATTGCTGGAACCAAGATATTCGATGCCCTCTTCATCAAAACTCGTGCTGAACTCCTCGAGAGGCTCCAAGACTATCGTGTCAGCCGTCTCGCTGTTTCCGAAAGGCATGATATCGACGGTCTTCTTCTGCTCATCGAATATGAAGGTGGCATTGAACAGTTTGCGGAACTCATCGAGGAACTTGTATGCTGACCAGTGTGGCATGGCCTTGTTAAAAACAGTAGTCATGCGGGCGTTTGCAATATAGATCTTGTTCCACGGGTCAGTGTCGTAATAGTTGGAGAGCACGCTGTAACCCAGACGTTCCATCACTTTTCTCATGACGAACATAAGATTCAGCTGAACAGCTGGGAAGGTGACGCTACGCCCCATGGGGAGGCGATCCTCATCATAGTAGTACACTGGTGTGTTGCAGTGAAGGTCGTTCACCTCATCATAGACAGGCATGAAGGCATACTTCCCTGGCTCACCGACAAACCCCTGAACACTCAGTTCAGCGGTAAAGTCGAAGGCCTCTGCCGTGGCGGCCACTTTTTTCCTGAGAACCTGATGCCGCTCTTCCAGACCGCCGTAGTCAATCTCGTTGAGATAGACGTTGTCGAAGCTCTCGCGGAAGCGGAGGTATGTCTTACCACACATAATCTGCAGTTTCACCTCGGTATTTGTTACAGAGGTTACAGTTCCCTTCCCGCTGATGATCTCGATACCGTCAGCAACCAGCCTGCACTCATCGAAAGTGTCCATGGCGAAATGCGTGTCGAGACGGTTGAGAGGGCCGAAGAACTCCATGTTCTCGGCTATGGACAGAGGGAACACCACCTCCATGGTCTTCTCATCACCATCCTTGATGAACGGATTGAGAAGAGTCACCTTAATATCGCTCTGTGCTGCAGGATATGTAGCCCGCTTATTGATATAACATACGATCATCTGTTCTTCAGAATTTGAAAGTGTTTGTAGTTCTTGTCGAAAGTATCCATGGGGAAGTTGATGCCGATGCCATCATTCTCTATAACATCGAGCAGCCTCTCATTGACCTCCCTTGACCGTGACAGCTCTTCGCGCAGCTCCTCGTTGTCGTTGGTGACGTTGACGACAGGCGCCATTATTGTTTCACCATTGCCAAGCTGACGGGATATATCCTCAGGTGTCAGGCTTCCGATAGTATTGTTCCGCTGAGCTTTATCCAGAAACTCCAGCATCGGTCTGACGTTCGGGTTGTTTACCGCCAGGTGGTTGGCCACGAACTCACCCTGATGTACGACACCTGCCTCCCTGCGATACTGTCTGCCGCCAGTGAAGCCGCCTTCGAAGTATCCAGCCTCCTGAGCCTCTGCCTGCTTCTTGATAGCCGCCACCTGTATCATGCCGGCAGCAGTGGCAGCTGCAGCAGCAATAGGAGCCAGGATATAGCCGACCATCGGCACCTGAGCAGCCGAAGCATACGCGTTGATGGCAGAGAGAGCCGTCGATGCGATAGCCTGAGCGATCTGTATCTTGACGGCACGGGCATTATACTTCGATTTGATGGCTGCCTCCTCCTTTGCCTGCTTCTCCTGCAGTTTCTTGATTTTCCTCTGGTTGTTGCCTGCAGCAGCTATCTGCTCATCATACTTTCTCTTCACGATGGCAGTCTCGTATTCCTGCTGTGCAGAGTACAGGGACGATGCAGCGGACATAATCTGGTTGATGGAGTTATATGCAGCCTGGAACTGGCTGGCCATGTCCTCGCAGAACTTTGCCGTAGCCATACGTTTTGCCTCCAGATATGCAGCGTGGTTGAGCTCATCGCTGGCATACAGCTCCTTCAGCTGATCCATGGTTGCCTTATACTGCATGACAGTACCGACAATGGGGATGTTGGTGTTGTTGCCCACCTCTTTCTTCGCTTTGTCAGAAGCCACCGTCAGCATCTCAGAGCCCGTCTTCGTCGCCTGCTCCGATGGAGTCATGCTGTTAGCGTATTGAGCCTGCAGTGCGATTTTCGCACGCTGATACTCCTCTTCCTTGATCAGACCTTGCTTGTGCAGTTCATCCAGACCATTGAGGGCAATCTCCATACGACGTTGATTGCCGAGGTTTAGGATGTTCTCCCGCAGTTCTTCGACCATCTGGTCATAGCGCTGCTGACGTTCCAGCCTGTGTTGGAACTCGCGGTCTTCGATCTCTTCCTCTATCTGGACGCGCTCTTCAGAACCCTTTCTATAGAGTTCTGCCTTTTTCTGAAGGTAGTCAATGTCAGCCTGATAGAGAGCCTCCTGATAAGCGCCTTCATCATTCCACTGCTGTGACTGAATCTGAGCCATCGTGTTCAGGTGCTCACGCTCCACGGCACGCAGACTCATACGCTCCTGGTTCTCGACTGCTTTCATGGCGTACTGTTCGCGGTCATTGAGTATCTTCTTGTATTCATCGCTCTCAGAGTCATAGATGGCCATGCGCTTATTATATCCTTCCATCATGATCTCATCGCGCTTAGTCACGAATGATCGGTAGTCTATCAGACCCTGAGAGTACTGTTGCATGAGCATTGCCAGCTCAGCCTCCGTCTCAGCCTCCGTCTCAGCCTTGATGGCATTGTTACGGTCACGCAGTTCTTTTGCAGCTGCAGCCTCACGCTTCTTCCTCTCCGCTTCCTCCTTTTTGCTGTTATGACTGGTATATTTCGGCGGGTTGTTACTTTCGTTTTGTCTATGTCTCTCAAGGATAGACTTTAAATGTCTATCTGCCCTGCCCTCCATGGATTCTCCATCGACAGAACCAGTAAGTTCAGGATATAGATCGTATATAGCTTTTCTTTCCTTACCTGCCTGCTCTATGATCCTATTTTGCTCATTTAGATTCTCCTTTATTTCATCAGCTTTTGTACGACCATAGACACCACCCGTTGACATTGCAAGATTGTTTTCATCTTTGCCTGCTTCTTCAAGATCCTGTTGAAGTTTTGTAATTTCGACTTGGGCTTTCGCTATCGTACCACCTATCTCTTTGAGCATGTCACCAGCACCCTCAAGTTCAAATTTGCGAGCCAGTTGCTTGTTATATTCTTTTAGAGCTTTCTCATTTTCTTTATATTTTCCAGTTGTTTCATCCAAATGGGCGTTATAGCTTGGAATGATACTGTTCAGTTCATTTATAGCCTTCTTACGATTATTGAGAGTGGCATTTTCATTTCTGGCAGTCTGTAGAAGCAAGTCCAATTTGGATTTCTCTTCGCCGTATTTCTTTGCAGCTTCTCCACGCATTTTGTTTAGTTTCTCAGTAACACTGATAGATTCTCTTGATTTTTTGGTCAAATCAGCAATCCATGCCACAACACCTGCAATTGCCACAGCAGCTGCAGTCCAAGGATTTCGCATAACTAAGGCGTAGAGTTTATAGATAGCCGTAGCCAGTTGGCCAGTCCAGAACACCTGAATCTTAGTCAAGGCGATGTTTATTTGCTGTTTTACAATAAGTGCTGCAATTGCGACTGTTACTGTTATGATTGTCGTTTTGAATTTCTCTACAAAGTTGATAATATTTGACAGAGACTTCACGAGCAGAGCACCTGTCGTGATGCCATATCGAGCAATAGGCATGAGTTTCTCACCCAACTCGATCGTGAGGTCATGGAACTTCTTCTGTGCTTTCTCCAGATTAGCCTGAACTGTCGTGTTCTGAATGTTGAATTCGTCGATGATAGACGTACCCTGTTCGAATGCCTCGTTGGCAATACGCTGTCTTTCCTGAACATCGCCGACCTTCTGCCCGAGTGTGGCGAGCACACCGATGGCACGCTGACCATTGAGGTTCATGTCATCGAAGATCTTACCCATCTCCTGCATGTCACGTCCTTGCAGAGACTTCGCCACTGCGAGCACGGCCCCGTTAATATCCTCCGTCACCATCTTCTTGAAGGCCTCAGTCTTCATGCCTGTGATGTTGGCAAACGTCTCGATGTCAGTAGTCATCTTTACCAGTAGCTGACCGAATGCTGTTGCAGCCATCTCATCCTGAAGCATGTTCTCATCCATGACTGCAGCGAAGCCCATGATCTGAGACTGAGTCAACCCCACCTGTTTGCCGAATCCGGCTACTCTGGCAGTGAAGTCCACAAGATAGTTCGCCGCTGCTGAAGAATTCTGTGAAAGCTCATTCACTGCAGAACCAGTGGCTAGCATAGCACCTCTCAGGCCCATTGTCTTATCAGTACCGAAAGACATGGCCAGCTTACCTATGTTCTTCACGGCATTCTCACCGAGGTCATCCCCAAGGGCGACGTTAATCTTGTCAGCAGCGTCGACGAACTCCATGATAGCCTCCTGCCCCTGAATGCCGAGACGACCGGCATCACCAGCCAGCTGGTTCAGGCGTTCACGAGCCGTTCTGGTATCGAGCTCCTTGAACTTTTCATTCATTTCGTGGACCTGCTCAGAAGTCTGGCCAGTATATTTCCGCACGTTCTCCATCTCCTGATCCATACCGGCGAACGCCTCGACACACCGTCTGATGGTGAATGACAGACCGGTGACGGCACCGATGGCAGCTATGGCAGCGCCTTGAATCTTGTTGAAGAAGTCAGCCGTGCGGTTTAGCCATGACTGTTGGGCTGCACCTTCGAAGCGTACGCGCTCCAGTTCCGTACGCAGCCCCTTCACCTTGTTCTGCATCTGTTCGAAGGCAGCAGTGCCACGCGGCATCTCCCTCAGACGCTCATTGAGTATCTTGATGGAATATTCAAGGTCACGGACATTAGCCGTGGACATGTTCCTGAGTGTAGCATCAACAAGAGCCGTCTCACGTTTGACGGTGGCCATATCCTTGGATGCGGTCTTTATCTCTTGGTCGTACTTGTCAATCTGATGGACAATCTGCTGCTGTTCAGCCTTGATCTCCTGAATACGCGACTTCACCTGCTTCAGTTGTGCAAGAGTAGCCTGGTAAGTGGGAGACGTCTGGCTGTCAGCAGCCAATTCCCTCTCGAGATGAGCCTGAGCTTGAGCAAGCTGGTTGAGCGATGCGCCTTTCATGTTCATCATCACCTGATTCAGGTTGGCGATATCACCGTTGAGATTCTGCGCCTCATTGTGAGCCTCCTTATATGAATTCTTGAGTTCAGAGATACGGCTCTCCAGCTTGACGATAGCCTCTTGGGCTTCATTAAAAGCGTCAGATCCAGGCAGAGCCTTCTGCGACTGAACGCGCATCTTTCGCAGAGTATTCTGCAGCGTTACCAGAGAATGGTCGTTGATGTTGTTCAGAACACCTTGAACGCCCTGCATCTGCACTTGCCACTGCTTGAGTTCTTTGGTTGCCTTCTTCAGCTCAGCCTCTTCGAGGAACGACTGCCCTTTGGACAGAGCCTCGTTCTTCTTCCTTTTCAGATCCTCGACCGTGCTGATCAACTTCTTCAGGCGGTCTTGAGCCTGTTCGGAGTTGAGTTCGATGGTGGTTACATATCTTTCGTTGTTTGCCATAAATACAAGTACTTGTTATATAATGCAAAGATAAGAACGGTACCTGCAAAATAAAAATACACCGGAGCATCACTGCTGCGGTGTACATGAAAGAATTGCTTATCAGGATTCACACGATGCCTAGCCACATCTTTGCCATGGCCTTAGCCTGTTCGCAGAAGTCATTGTATTCTGCCCATTCCTCTTCATATCCTTCGTCGCCATTGGAGTGGTGACGGTGGATGGCCATCTCTTCAGATAGAGAGTACTTTGAGCGGATGATGGCATTCGTCAGCTCTCCATAGTCGGAGATGTTGTCGCAAGGCAGCAGTGTGCCACCGTCCTCACGAGGTCCAGTGTACTCATATCCGGTGATGAGAGGAGCATCATCAGGGGAGCCAGGCTGTTTCCAGTCTTCAATGACAGTCTCATATAAGAATGCCACGATATGTCCGTCACCGAACGGGAAGAAAGTTTTTTTCTCGGCATATATAACCGAATTCATTTGATTTTCCATATTATGTGAATTTAGTGTAATATTTTCCATCCTTGCCTTTCTCCTGCATGATAACGGTGGGAGCCGGCAGGTCTGCAGGGCCGAAGTCCCTTGTAGCCTGGTCGATCATGATTCTGCTCCCTGTGAAAGCGTAGAACTCCGCATCGCTGTCTGTTGCGCGGCCTTCTTTATCGAGTTTCTTTTGGAACACATACGTTTCCTCCTCGCCATTGCGGCCCGTATTCGTGAACGTCTTCAGGATCTTCTTGAACCTGATGGCAAGCACCTTCGATGGCACTTCCTTCTTGATCTCCTGTTCGATGCCTCTGGCATCCCTCTCCATCACCGTAACAATCTCTCTGTCAATCTTCGAGTCGGTGACCGTATAGTCAAGAAGGTAAATCTTTTTCGAGGTGGCTTCTACCCCCCCCCATTTTTGTCATCAATTTTTACCACAAGAGTTGAAAAAGGAACTTTCTGATCGGGCGACATCCCTTCGAAGGGAGGCTTTACTCGCCGGTGCTTGATGATTTTTCCGAGTGAATTCTCCATACCTATTTTCTTTAAAAGATTAATACTGTCAGCGTGTTTGATATACCCGAGGTTGCTAGCCAGCTTTATCCGGATCTGCTCTTCAGAGAAACCGAGTTTCTGGAGTTTGTGAGCGCGTCTGGCTACCTCCTGCTTGTTACGTTTGGACACTGCCACCCTTTCATGCAGGAAGTTGTATCCGCAGAGGCGGATGCCCATCCAGACCGGCCTCACCTGAAAGTCGCTGTTGATCTCAGCCCTGTAGTCTCGAGTCAGCACCATGATGGTGAGGTCGCGGATACACCTGAGGAACACCTTGTCCTCGTGGATTATCAGGATGTTATCGACGAATCGGTAATAGTGGAGGATGCCTTCCTCTACGAACAGTCTGAATCTTCGAGCCATATACTGTGACCCTCTGGCCAGCATAGCCATCTCATCGGGAGAGCGAGCGGTGACACACCACTCAGCGATATAATGAGATGTCCAGTACTCCATCTTCTCCGGATTATCCAGTATATCGAAGCATCTCTCCACCAGACGGTCGAAGTCTGCCAGGTAAAGCATCCCGAAGAGTTGAGCCATCTTGATGCCCAACGGAGCACCATGGGGGAAAGAGTCAATCACCCTGTGTATGAAGTTTCGGAACTTCCCCTTCTTGAACTTATTGTCGATCTTCCTTTTCAGGAAGAAGTGGTCCATGAGCGGGAAATAATGGTGGATGTCCAGAACGAAGTCATAGCAGACCTCCAGCTGCTCGTTGGCAAACAGGTCATTCCTGATGAACCGCATCAGGGCATGAGTGCCAAGACCGGGCCTTACGGCAGGTGAGCGCCACGATATATGGTCATAGACAGCCTTCTCGTAAGGCAGCATGGCAGCAGCTTCAGCATGGTGGTCATAGACAGGAGCCTTTGCCAGCTTGCGCGGTTTTTTGTCAAAGATCCACTTTTCGGTGTATCCGGAAGGAGAGAACGTGTCGTTGACGATGTCACAGACCACCTCATGCACATGCAGATCAATGTCTTGCTCATAGCGCATGACGTTCCATCGTTTATGCTTCTGGTCGGCAAATCTGTCGAAAGCCTCCCTGGCATTCTCGATGGACTCGTTCTCCCCGTTCTGTTTAATGCGTCGCATTATCAATCGGGGTTAGAGTGTGAAACATGTTGGGTCTGTTGGTCGCCTGTGAAGGGCGTCCGGCGGTTATGACGCTCGGCCTTTACCTACGAGTCTCCCCGTCATCTCTCGATATGTTCTTCCAATCGGAAAGGCTCACCCTCTTATACTTTTACTTCATTTGGACCGCACCCCTGTTCGCATTGGCATTCGAGGGGGCATTGTTGCCATTGAGCATGCACGAGCCCGCATTGTCGCCATTGTTAGCATTGCCCAAACGGATAGAGCCGCGAACGGAGTGTCTGAGGGATCCACCTGCTTCTCATTGAGAAGCGATGCAAAGTTACAACATTTCACTGTTATCAGCAAGTCAAAGAGCGAAATTTATTATAAATTTAGATTAAATCCAAATAGCGAGAGGGGCCTCGCCCGGAGGCGAGGCAACCGCCGTTGGCGGTGGTGTTCTCTGTGCTCTTCGAGCACCCTTATGCCGTGGCGAGCACCGTGAGCTTCGTGGTGAATGGTTCCGCGAATTCACAGAGGACCGCACCCCCGTACGCATAGGCATCCGAGGGGGCAACGTCGCCAGTGAGCAGGCACGAGCCCGCATTGTCGCCATTGTGAGCATTGCCCAAACGGAGAGAGCCGCGAACGGCTCCAGCCTCCTGTACATTGGGGTTGTAATAACCGTCGGCATAATACGTCGATCCGCTGCCGCCATCTTCCACAGGCATGCCAGACAGATAGTCGGTAGAAATCTTCTTGATGTATGACCATGAAGCACTAGCATGAACAGGCGTCTTACCGACAAGGAGGTGCGTACCGGCACCAGATACGTCGAAAGCAGATCCGTCGATGGTATTCTCGACATAGAATGCCTGCGATCCGTCAGCCTGACATACCAGAAGCTCATCCTCGGTCATCGTCCACAGATACTTGTAGAAGTTCTTCAGACCCATGAAGCATGGGATGTTACTGATAGTCACGTCAGCATCTGAACTATTTTTGATAGTCACTGACAGCAGACCTGTCATATCACCCTTCTCGATGCCGATATCAAGATCATATGCAGCATATCCGCGATCTCCCCATTCAGCATCCTGAGATATACCAGCACCAAGACCTCCCTGGTGCAAGCCGTCGCTTGTCAGTTGAGCGTTATATGCAGCCTGAATGTTACGGTTATGGAAATAAACACGAGCCAGAGCGCCTGTGATGAACAGCATGACACGTTCGGAAGTGAACCATAGGTTTCCGTTCTTACGTGCATAAGTGGCCAGTGTAGGCATTCCGATGTTCGAAACGGGCTTTCCAAGTTGAGAGCGCCATGTGCCATCCCATGCAGAATTGTTGGTTCCCCCACGGAACTGAGCTGTCTTGTTGATATAAGAACACAGAATGTTGTTTGTGCGGTCAAGAGCTGCATATCCTGCACAAGAGCGAGAGCCCACCGGGATACGAACACAAGGAACGCCAGGTATTGGTCTGTCATCGAATGCCTCATAGTCATATTCACTGTCAGACCATGATGCATAGTAGATGTCAACACCCCATCCCCATTGGTAGTGACCTTCGGTACCAGTGAAGTCAACGGCACCACCATCCTCATAGTGGCGGTGGTCGGCCTTCGACAGCTTCTTTCTGGTATGGTCGTTCTTCACCATATAGCCACCGATCTTGAAGATATCCTGCATATGGGCCAGTCTGAGCAGGTTACCTACCGGTGTACCTGCGCTGTTGGCATTGCCAACGGGCCATTTGCATCCGAACCATGTATTGCTAGTGTTGAGATACTTGTAAAGGTCCTCCAGCGTCGCCACCTTGTTTTCGACAGTAGACATCTTTCCTTCAAGAGTAACCGCCTTTGCGAATGAGATCTCATCCCTGATAGGCTTGGTACCGCCGGGAACCTGAACATCAGTTACATATCCTTCAGTCATAATAATTGTATTTTAAAAGTGAATTTATTCTGTTAAAATGAGAGTGGAGCCTACCACCTTGGCTGTTGTTCCTTCCGGGAACACAAGAGTAGAACCAGACACCGTCGGCTTGAATGCTCCAGAAGCAGCGTTTAACTCATCTTTTGTGGCATAACCTCCAACCAGAGTATTGGCTATTGCCGACATCAATGTAAGAAGTTGCGCCCATTTGACTCCTTTTATCTTAGCCATAATCTATTGCCTAATTCGGTATTGAACTAAGGGGTGTGGAGTGCCATTTAAGGCACTCCCTTCACCCACAATAACGATTACTCACCAGAATTGGCTGGAGTCTTAGCGGCAGCAAGAGCAGCAGCCCAAGCTTCATTGATCTCAGTGTCAGTAGCCCACTCGAAGTCAGCCTCCTGAAGAGCAGAGTCAGCAGCATCCAGAGAGTTCTGAACAGCGGTAGCGAGCTTTGCCTTTGTCAGCGTGCCGTCTGCGATGTCAGCGGTGATGGTGTGAGTAGCAGAATCGATAGTCAGCGTCACCATCTTGCCAGTCTGATCGCCCTCAGTCAGATACTCTACGAGGCCGCTCGCGTCAACATACTCATAGACGGGAGTGTCAGCGCCGGTAGGAGCAGTGTTCACCTTCAGGAATACGCCAGTGTTACCCTCGCCATCCTGAGACACGATTCCAATGATGTTGTTCACGTAGTCCTTCGGAATGTCGATCGTTCCGATGGCGTTACCGCCCTGAGTGAATGTGTAGCTGCGCAGCATGCCAGACGTTGTCGTTGACGTGCTGATAGAGACAGCAGAGTTAGAGCTTACGTTGCCAACAGCAGTGAACAGCTCTTCGAGAGCACCACCTACGTTGTCAGACGTAAAGTTACTAGAGGAGAAAGCCACGTCACCGGCTGCGATAGCCTGAACCAGACCATCAGCATAAGACTTAGCCGAAGCCACCTCTGATACGACACTTGCAGCGATAGCTGCCATGAGAGTGAGTAATTGCGCCCACTTCGCACCTTTAAATTTTGCCATAGTAGTACAAAAATTAAAAAATTAAACAATAAAAAATAACTAAAACAAACAGTTTTACCTGTTATACCTTATCAATGCCGGCATTCTCTTTGGCTCTTGCCAGAGCTTCCCGCCATGCATTGGTCATGTCTTCATCCGTAGCGTACTCGTCTGGGATCTTGTCATTGAGGTTTGAACCTTCCTGCTGTCCCTGGAGGAACTCCTCCACTTCTGCAAGACCGTTGATCTTTCCGTCACCAGAGACACCCTCGATCTTTTCAACGACATCCACCGGCAGACCTGTCGACTCGAATATGAACTCGCGTCTCCTGACCTTGACGCCTACGATGTACCATTTCCCATCCTCACGTAATTCCACAATGAACGGAGCCCCAGTGAGGTCAATCAGTTTTCTGTTCTTTTCCATTTGCTATTCAGTTAAAATCAGAGTGCTTTGAGATATTCTGGCCGCCGATGAAGAAGGGAATACCAGAGTTGAACCCTCCACATGAGGTGTGAACAACAGAGTGGCGATGCCAGCCTTTGCATCCTCGCTAATTTCCTCGTCGAGCATGTCGAGGTAGCTTTTGCTACGGTCACCCTGCAACTTGGCGTAGTCGCCTTGCGTGTTTGCGTGAGATGCAGCATCAGACACCTTCTTCATGTTCACCAGACAGTGCCACCAGACGCTTTCCTTCGGCATGCCGTCGGCATAATATCCAGGAAGGGCATGGCCGGTATTGTCGTCATCCAAGGACAACCATTCGCTTCCATATTCGTCATAGCATGTATCTCCAGCCATGAACTTGCGGTCGGAAGTCCAGTTCTCACCAGTCGGATTTGGCAGTATCTGCCCGAAATCAATATCCATATCCTATCAAATTTAATTGTTATACGTTGCAACAAGACGGCCTTTCCTGATGCTGAAATTCACTTTGTCAAGACTGTTTTTGACTACATGGATACGCCCTGAGCTCCAGTCGGTGTAGAAGCGGTAAGCCAGCAGGCCACCCTGCCAGGAGTTACCAGTGTCTTCCCACTCATTTGTCCGCTGGTTGAGTCTCTCCCAGTTGCCGGTATTGGCATTCTGTCTGAAAGTCCCATCAAGACGTATCTCCTCATGAATGATGCGCTGCTGTTCAGCGGTGTCACGAAGCCTTTCTGCAGCCTGGCGTTCAGACTCGTTAGCAGATCTGGTAGACTCGTTATCATACCTGACAGCCTCGTTTTGCTGCCGTATGATCTCATTTGCCTTGCGATCTTTTTCAGCTGCAGTCCATTGCTCGAAAGCATTGGAGGCTGCTTCCCAGAAAGCATTCCATTGAGGGACTATGCCGGACAGCCACGACTCTGCAGAAGATTTGAACTGAGAGTACCAATTCGAGATCTGTTGTCTCAGCGTATCAGCAGCAGCGCCTTGAGCTTGGGCTGTGTCGCCTTGCTGTTTCACTTGAGCCTTAAGTGTGGTGATCTCAGTGATGAGCGCATCCACACGTTGACCCTCAGAGAGAGCATAGTCGCCTTTCTGGTTGGCATAGGTGGCAGCATTCTCGGCAGCCTCTGCAGCTTCTTCGCATCGTTCGCGCAGATCTTCGTTCAGCTGTGCGAGACCTTCAATCAGGGATTGTGGTGTGACAGTCACCACTTTGCTGACACCCTGCCACCTGAAGTTGGCCAGCACGCCCTTCACCTTATCCTGGTCGTAGCTGATCAGCTCGACGCTTGACACATCTTTCATCTTGGATTGCCAATAGTCGGCAAACTCCTCCCAGTGAGCGTCAAGCCACTGCCATATCTCTTGGTTTTGGGTGAAATCTGACATATCCCTTCAGTTTTACTTTTCAATCATTGCTTTCAGGCAGTCAACCATGGTACCTGCCAGCTCTGCAGCATCAGCAGCAGCGTTGCCATCCATAGGTATTGGGAAGATCTGTACGTACAGTCTCTGGGATTCCGTACTCAGGAAGGCAGAGCCGACATCAGCGTCTTCTTTTTTCAACTTACAGTGAAGTTCCATTTTCTCACCGTTCTTGACAGAATCCATTTCCATCACCATGCCGTTCTCCAGTTCGACCGGCTCGAAGTTAGAGCGTCTGACGCTCTGCACTTCCTTCAGATTAATTTCACTCATAATAATCACGTTTATTTGTTTAACAAATCATGTATAGCCACCTTAACGCCAGCTATCAGCTTAGACGAAGCAGTGATCATGTCGAATATATTACGCTCACCCTCGGTGAGTTTGACTACGCCGTTTCTGAACAGCTCACGAGCCAGCTCATCGAGAGCCAGGTCATCTGTAGCCTTGTGAACGGCATTCGCCACAGCCTTTGACAGATCCATCTCTTCGTAGATATCGAACTCGATCTCCACGTTGACTTTCCTGAAGTCATACTCTTTCAATTCTTTCTTATCCATACCCTTTATATTATCTTGAATAAATACTTTAACCAGGCGTAATGACTGCGGATGCTGCAGTATCCAACCACCATCTGCATATCGTATGCTTCCTGTTCGAAGCTGATGCTGCGGTATGCCCTATCGGTATCAAAGCCGCAGATCGGCAGTTTGATAACAAACTCCAGACCGTAGATGACGAAGAACAGGATCCAGAGCGTCTCCAGCTGCTGCTGGGCATGAATAGTCTCATGACGCTCTATCTTCACGGTGAATTTCTCTCGCCTGTCAACCCGAACGATGACGAACGGCCAGAAAGTCATTGCCGTAAATCCCTTGAACGGGAAATGCCTGCTGTATATTTTCTTCAGTTTGACCATGATCTATTAGCTTACTTTTTCAACACTACCACCAATCAGCTGCCAGCTGCTGCCGACGGAAAGGAATTTCGCTGCGAGGTTACGTTTGAGTTGTACCTGATTTGAAGCGTCCGTCACAAGATCTTCTTCACCTATGTATATCGGATCATCTGCCTCAATGATAGGATTCCACCAGGTTCTAGTTGTAGCACGCGAGAAGAAGGTGACCTCCAGACCTGGGTAGTCATTACTTCTAGGCAGTTTGGCAGTCACACCACTGACCAGATGTATCACGTTACATCTCGATGTGGCAGGGTTTATATTACCATCGCCAGTCATCGTTGAGACGTTAGAATACACCATTTCGCATCTTATGACACCTTTGACGGTAAGGTCACCGTTAGTATCCAGGCTCATCACCTCACTATGGTTCTTAGCTTTCACGCTCCATCGGTTTGAGAATTCGAAGTCGATGTTGTCAGCCTTCAGCTGGATGTTAGACAGGTCATCCTCCGTGATGAACAGCGATATCTCAGCGCCGGTGACCAGCGTGTCAGAAGTGATGGTGACACCAGACTTTCTTATGGTGACGGAATAGTCGCTGATGTTAGAGGCGTCAGCCTTCCTGAACAGCAGGGCTGCATACTTGACAACAGACGGTATGTCGAAAGAGCATACGCCGTTGGATGCAGGAGTCTTCCATCCGCTCCATGGGGTTGTCGAATAAACCCTCTGGTTCTCTGTGAAGAAAACCATGCCGACGTTATATCCAGAGTTCAGTGTGCAGAAAGTAGCCGTTGTCACGCGGAACAGTTTTCTTGTTCGGCAAACATTAGTGCTTGACACTTTGATGTTGTCATAGGTGCGATCAGCTATAGACGTATCACTCTCTCTGGTGTTACCCATTTCCCATTCACCGGCATTGTTGATGGGTACACCACTCTGCTCGTACTTGGTGACGAACTGCTTGATAGAGGAGTTGTCGATCTCCAGAGCAGAGATCCTCGACGTGGCTGATGTCAGTTGACTTTCCATGCCATCCATCTCAGAGTTGAGAGAACCAATCGAAGATGTGTGAGAGTCGATGGTCGTTTTGTAGCCTTCCACAGTCGTCACGCGACCGGAGATGCCTGACACGGTGGAAACAAGCGACGAGTAGTTGGACTGTAGCGTAGTGACGTTACCCTGCAGCGTGCTAATATTCCCGTTTGCAGTAGACATGGAGTTGTTGAGCGAGCTGATGGAAGAAGTATGGCTCTGAACGGTAGAGCTGATACCGTCGATCGACTGTTCGATGGCCGAGAACTTCTTGATGTTTCCCGATGCGTCGAACTGTGCAGCCCAAAGGTTTATGGTTCTGTCGGTCTGCTCGATCCATGTGGCATACGATGAAGAGTCATCCTCCAGGTCATCAAGCCTACCCTCGGCAGAAGTGGCACGGCCTTCAAGACTTGTTGCACGCGAACGGAGATTGTCCAGCGCATTGTCTGCAGCCGTCTTGTTGTTGGTGACAGTAGTCTGGATGTTGGAGATCGACTGTTCGATGGCCGAGAACTTCTTGATGTTTCCCGATGCGTCGAACTGTGCAGCCCAAAGGTTTATGGTTCT